AATCCATCAGGATATCATAGATGTTGGTGTAGTTTAAACAATAAAAATGATGAATTGTGGAAAATATCTAAGGAATTATTTGAATCTGATGCTGTTGTGTTTTTCTCTTCTGTTAGATGGGGACAATCAAACATGTATTATCAAAATTTAATTGAGAGATTAACTTGGATTGAAAATAGACATACAACTTTAGGTGAAAGTAATATTGTTGAAGGTATTGAAACTGGATTTATCTGTGTAGGTCAGAATTGGAATGGTGAGAATGTGACCGAAACACAAAAACAAGTACATAAATTTTTTGGTTTTAAACCAAATGATAAATTATATTGGAATTGGCAATACACAAAAAATGCTAATGACGAATCTAAAGAATCGTACAAAAAAGCGTTTCCGAAGTTTATAAAGGATACGAGATTAGACGAATACGAAGAATGATATTACAAACAGACTTAATACCACATGAAGAATTTCACAAAGGAATTTGGTTATCAAATGAACAAGTTCCTTGGTATTTTTTTGTGAAAAAAGAAAGGGATTTCGAATTACCAAATAATGAAGAATTCTATGAAACATTAGATGAAAATTTACATCCTATTGTTAAAATGTTACATGAAAATGATATTATAACAACACCATCTTGTGCAGGACATTTTGAAAAAAAAAGTTATTATTCTGGTGTATATGATTTATTAAATGATTTTAAAAAATCAATTAAAAATGAAGTTATTTTACATAATGATGAGAATGGTAAAAAATATAAATACAGGAATAAAAATTACGAATTACCTTGGACTCGAAATGAGTTTTTAGATAGAATAATTGAATACCAAAAAAAAGGAGTTTTAGGAATCCAAGACAATGAAAAAAAAATATTTAATAATTTAAGACTAAATAATTTCAATAAAAAACATAATAACGGGGTAACTTTATTACTTATTAATTCAGAAACCCCTAAAGATTGTCATAATAATTGGAAATCAATACATAGACAATTAAATAGTATTGTTTAAAAATAATTTCAGGTAAGTATATTTATTGAATATGGGACAAGGTACTACATATGGAATTAATTTTCCTTTTAGAGATTCATATAATGGAAATTATTTTGATTTATCTGAGAATAATGATGACGAAGTAAGAAGTGCTTTAATTCATTTATTATTAACCAGAAAAGGTACAAGATATTATTTACCTGATTTTGGAACAAGACTTTATGAATATATTTTTGAACCTATGGATGGTCCTACGTTTTCTGAGATTGAATCGGAAATAAGGGATTCTGTAAGTGAATACCTACCAAATTTAACAATAACTAGTATTTCAGTGACAGACGCATCAATGGGGGAGGAAGATAAAGGAACATATATCACTGAAAATGATGATAGAGTTTTTAGAGTACCAAATATTTCTGAAAAAGAACATACAGCAAAAGTAAGAATTGATTATATTATTACCGATAATACATTCAATGAGAGTGATTTTGTAATTATTAATATTTAATAGTAATGGCGAATAAAAAAATATCATATACAACCCGAGATTTCCAACAAATTAGGACTGAGTTAATTAATTTTACTCGAACATACTATCCTGATTTAGTTCAAAACTTTAATGACGCATCCGTATTCTCAGCATTAATTGATTTAAATGCTGCGGTTACTGATAATTTACAATTCAATATAGATAGAAGTATTCAGGAAACTGTACTACAATATGCACAACAAAGGTCTTCAATTTATAACATAGCAAGAACCTATGGATTAAAAGTGCCGGGACAGAGACCATCAGTATCTTTGGTTGATTTTTCTATTACAGTACCAGCTTTTGGAGATAAAGAAGATTTAAGATATTGTGGTATTTTAAGAAGAGGTTCACAAGTTAATGGTGCTGGTCAAGTTTTTGAAACTGTTTATGATATTGATTTTGCTTCAGCAATAAACGCTGAGGGTTTTCCGAACAGATTAAAAATACCTAACTTCGATGCAAATAATAATTTATTAAATTATACAATTGTTAAAAGAGAAACAGTTGTAAATGGTATTACAAAGGTTTTTAAGAAGGTTATAACCGCAAATGATGTTAGACCCTTCTATGAATTATTCTTACCTGAAAAGAATGTTTTAGGGGTAACCAGTGTGTTATTGAAAGATGGTACACAATACGCAAACATACCATCGGTACAAGAATTTTTGGGGCCTGATAACAGATGGTATGAGGTAAAGGCGTTAATTGACGATAGAGTTTTTGTTGAAGACCCAACAAAGGTTTCTGACCAACCTGGTATTAAAGTTGGAAAATATCTATTAGTTAATACTAAATTCATAACGGAATATACACCTGAAGGTTTCCTAAAAATGACTTTTGGAGGTGGGACACAATCTGCTGACGAACAATTAAGGGAGTTTGCGAGAAATGGATTTAAATTAGATTTATACAAATATTCAAATAATTTAGCGTTAGGTAGCACATTGAAAGCGAATACTACTTTATTTGTTCAATATAGAATTGGTGGTGGTACATCAAGTAACTTGGGTGTAGGTGTTATAACACAGATTGGTACGGTATCATTTACAGTTAACGGACCTTCTGACACTACAAATACAAGTGTGGTTAATTCATTGAGATGTAACAACGTAACAGCAGCAATTGGAGGTGCAAATAATCCAACAACGGAAGAAGTTAGAAGTTTTGTATCATTTAACTTTGCTGCACAAAATAGAGCGGTGACAGTTAGTGATTATGAATCAATAATTAGAACAATGCCATCACAGTATGGTGCACCTGCTAAAGTGTCTATTTTAGAAGAGAATAACAAGATAAAAATAAAGATGTTAGCTTATGATGATACTGGTAGTTTAACAGAAATCGTTTCTAACACTTTGAAAAATAATGTTGCGAATTATCTATCAAATTATCGAATGATTAATGACTATATCTCGATTGAAAGTGCTAACGTTATTGATTTAGGTTTCAATATTGATGTTGTTTTGGATAATTCACAAAACCAAGGTGCGGTAATTTCACAAATAATTGATATAACATCAGATTTTATGGACCCTGCGAATAGAGAAATGGGTGAAAATGTTAATATATCTGAGTTAAGAAGATTAATCCAAAGTGAAAATGGTGTAGTGTCATTATCTGATATTCAAGTGTTTAACAAAGTTGGAGGACAATACTCTTCTTCACAAACTTCTCAAAGATATTTGGATTCAACAACAAAACAAATCGAATTAATTGATGATACAATTTTTGCGGAGCCAAGTCAAACATATCAAGTAAGATTCCCAAGTAAGGATATTAATGTCAGAGTTAAAAATATCAAGACAGTTAATTTCTCTTGATAATTTATTTTATCAAAAAATGTTATATCTTTTTTGAAAATAGACAATAAACTATTTATCTTAAAAGGTTAATTAATGTCCAAATCATATAGAATAAGAACCCAAGTTGGTGTCGATAAGTCAATAAAAGTACAATTAGACCAAGATTTTGAGTTTCTCGAGATATTATCTTTAAAAATACTACAGAGTCAAATATACACAAGACCATGTTCAGATTATGGTGTTGTAATAGGTAGAGTTTCTGTAAATGATGGATTTGGTTTACCGAACTGTAAGGTATCTATTTTTATACCATTAACAGATGAGGATGCGGTAAATCCAATTTTAAGTGATTTATATCCATATAGAACTTTATCAGATTTTAACGAGGATGGTTACCGATATAATTTATTACCGTATAAACCATCATATAGTGCGCACATACCTACTGGTACATTTTTTACTCGTGATGATGTATTAACCGATACAACCTTAATACAAGTTTTTGATAAGTACTTCAAATATACTGCGGTAACCAACGAGAGTGGGGATTTCATGATTTTTGGAGTGCCTGTTGGTACACAAACAATACATTTAGATGTTGATTTATCAGACATTGGTGATTTTTCATTATCTCCACAAGATTTGATTAGAATGGGTAGAGCAACCGAATCTCAAGTTGCTGGGGTTAATTTCAAATCATCACCAAATTTAGCTAATCTTCCTCAAATTGTAACTATAAATAAAACAGTAGAGGTTGAACCATTATGGGGTCAACCTGAAGTTTGTAATTTGGGAATAACTAGAACTGACTTTGATTTGTCTTCAGAGGCTAATATTTTAATTGAGCCCACATCAATTTTTATGGGGTCTTTATTTTCGGATAGTGATGAACTTTTTCAAAAAAGAAGATGTAGACCTAAATTAAAACAAGGTAATTTATGTTCATTACAAACAGGTCCTGGTGAAATATTGGCGATTAGACAAACAATTCTCCAAGATGAAAATGGTCGACCTGTTTTAGAACAAGTTGATTTAGAACAAGGTGGTCAAGTTATTGACGAAAATGGTGCTTGGATGATAGACCTACCAATGAATTTAGATTATGTTATAACTAATGAATTTGGTGAACAAGTTTTATCGGATGACCCTAAAAAAGGAATTCCAACAAAGGCGAAATATAGATTCAAAGTAAAATGGAATCAACCACCTAACTTATCTCAAAATACTAAGAGAGGTTATTTTCTTATTCCAAACATAAAAGAAAATGGTTGGGTTGATAGTGGACAAGACCCTCTACATGGTGGAAGTGGTAGTTATAATAATGCTTTAGCGTCTTACGCATTTAGTTTAGATTGGAATGATTATGGTGATACCGGAACAACGGAAGGTAATCAAATGATTTTGGATGCAATAAATTGTGAGGATAGATTTTACCCTTTTGTTTACAACAAAGTTTATACGATATCTCAATTCATTGATAAATTTAGATTTGGTTATTTACCTGGTCGTATTTTAGGGATAAAACACATATTAGATAGTGAATGTAATAGTGAGAATAACAAATTCCCAACCAATGACGCATTTTTTAGATTCGATTTAATTTATTTTTTATTTATAATATTATTATTCATTATACGACCCATATTAGTAATTGTTGTGGTTATTACACATATATTGGCTTTTATTGTAGGAGTTATTAGAGGTTTTGTTTGTTTCTTTAAAAAGAATGGTAAAGCTTGTAGAAATATGAAAGAAGCAGAATCTAAATTTTTAAATTTAAAAATACCTAATGTATCATACCCTAATTGTAGTTTATGTGATTGTGGTGAACTTGAACAAATAACGGATAATGCGGTAAATTCAACACAGAATCAAGAAACGGAAACTCAACCACAAAATGACCCTTTAGAACAATATTTAGCACCCACAACTATTGAATCTCAGTTTAATACAGTACCAATATTTGGTACACAATTAGTTAGTATTAGTACATTATTTGCGGGTGACCAATATGATATAGATAATCAAAGTTTTAAAACAAGAGTACCTCAAGTTTATAGTTTCAATGGTGGAGGTGAAAATGTATTTACAACTAGTTTAACATTAACGGAAAGAATAAATTTATTTAATTCAAAGGCGAAATATTTTGACAATGATAATACTAATAATCCTGGGGGTGGTGTAAATAGAATTCGTGTTCAATTTGGTGACCCTGTTCTTAATTCTGGTAAATATCACACAGATAATGTTGTTTGTTTATTGATTAATAAAAATTTAACAGGAGAACTACCATCAGGTAGTATTTTAACATTCCAATCACCATCATTAACTCAGGATGTGAATGTTACAGGTCTTAATAATCCAATACCATATGTGAATCAATTTGGAACGACATCTATAACAGGTACACCTATTAATATATCAACACCTATAAGTCCAAGTAGTTATGTTTCAATACCACAACCAATCACAATTAATTATTCTAATCCATCACCACCATATAATCAATTAAGTGTTACTTATGATATACAACAAAGAATTGATGATGTTGATATTCAAAAATTTTCTTTTGATTTAGAGTATTTTCAAGTTATTACCGGTATGACATATTCTCAGTTTTCTGGAATGTGTAACACAACAACAATAAGTGGGTTTAGTGAATTTACATTAAATAATCGTTTTCTTAATAACACAACGAATATTAATATATTGAATGGTGATGTAACATGGAGTGGTATTACTAATCTTAATTCACTAAATTCATTAATAGAATATGAAAATCATATTGTATTATTTTTAGTTAGAGGTGTTGACCCACATTCATCTAGAGTAACTGCTTCTTATGATTTAAGTAGATTATTTGGATATGATGTATATGGAAATGTTGTTGTTAGTCAAACTGCTGATAACAATGACCCAACAGTTGGATTTAAAATGAATTGGCCGATACAGGGTAATTTAAGAGCAGTTAAACATGATAATATCGTAAACAACTATTCTGTTGATAGTTATTCAAACACTAATTTATTTTATAATTCATTCCATTTTTTACCTACTTATGGAACGGGGTTCTTTTCGTTTTCAGGATTTAACTCAACATTACCTTTTTATTATTCTAGTTTAGATAACTCATCAATAAGTTATCAACCAGACCCTTCCGTAAATATAATTAATGATTTTTGTAATTCTGGTGTAGGTGATTTCGGTTTATTAATTGATAATCCTACTACAAAAAATTTATTTTTATATGAATTCACATCATCACAAAGTAATTCATGTGGTGGATATTATAGTCCTGTTTTGAATTTAGTGACAAATACAACACCATGTAGAGGTTATTTTAATGGTGAACAACTTGATGGTATATCCGTGATGTATTTTAGACAAAATAATAGTAGTACATTTGTACCTAATTCAAGTTGTAGTAATCAAACACCTGACGCAACAGGTATCTATTATACCCCAATATATTTAACATCAACAACCATAAGTTTTAATTCGGGAACTAATGCAAATAACAATAGGATTGTTATGAGGTCAGATAGATTACCAACATCAACTTATTTAAGTGATTCGTTAAATAATAGTTTTGCGGGTCAAAGTAATCAGTTTTTAGACATTTACTCATTAACTGATGATGGATTTCCATTACAGTTGGTCGGAGGACCGACTAACACTCCTAATATTGATGGTGGTGATACAAATAATACTGGTGATACACCTAGTAATTTTAGTGAAAATCTTTTATCTACTTTCGATTGTGGAGGTATGGTACCATTGGGTTGTTACTATGTGAATAATAATGAAATTGATATTAGTTCAATCTCACCATCAGAATACGAAGCTTCTACAGGGTTACCACAACAAGCTTCTTGTCCGCCATGTAATGATTGTTATTTGAATGGTGCGAATAATAATATGGTAATATTAAGGAATGGTTGTTATGTTTTAGTTACAAAACCATTTACATCATTAAGAAGAGATTTGCAATTATTAATTGAATGGTCATCAAGAATACAGATAATATTTGCCGCTTGTAGGGATGTTTGGTCACATTATTTTGGTAATAATTGGGTAAATGGTTCTCTTTATGCCTTTGCATTTAAAAACGAAAGATATTTTGATGCTCAAAATCAACCTTATTCTGTTTATTGTAATAGAACGGTTACATTACATCCAACAACTAATAATTTTTACTATAGATGTACACCTTATAATTTTAACAATTCGGCATATATTGGTCAAGATGCACCATCACCAATAATAAATATAATTGGTGATTTTGGCGGTAATACTAAAAACTTAAAGACGCCTACAACTATTATTGATTTAGGACCTAGAAGTTATTATTTACAAGAAATAGTTATGTCTGATGATTATGATGGGTACATTGTAAATAAATTAAATTCAACATCTTATAATGATGTTGAGGAAATATTAAATTTCTTAATATTGAGTAGATTAGTAAATCAATCTTTTATTGGTGCTATGTTAGGTACAGGTCAAGGTTCTAATGTTTTAAAATATTTTGATAAAAGAAATAGAATAATTAATAGGCAAGTTGATGGTGACTATTCACAAGCATTATCAGTCAGTTCTGAATTAGGAGTATTACCATTTACTGTTGAAAACTATCCTGATATTCCTAGCGGTCAAGATTATACTTTTATTAATAGTGGTAATTCAAAAGAACCTATTATGGGTATATTTTTTAGGTCCGATTTACAATTAAGAGATTTTTTAACACCAAAAAGAACTATTATCGATTTAACAGGGTCAACAATTGGTGGTTGTTCCTTCAACTACTTCAATGTATTTTCACAAGATGTCCCAATGTATCAATGGAATGATGGGACTAACACTGACTATGATAGTATATTTGGTTCACAAGGTAATGATTGGTATACGGAAGATAATATTTTACCAACAGCTGGTAGTGGTAATAGCTTATATCATAGAAGATATCAAAGTCTAGATAGATTACCAACAGGGTCTAGATATTTTGAAACTATTAATACGTCAAAAAACTATTTTTTCAAGGGATATATATATTCTGTAACACTTACCGCACAAACAGATACAAATTTATCTGCGGATATTAGTACATGGAATACATCACAAATAGGTAGTTTTCCAAATGGAGAAAGACCATTAACTGTCGGTTCACCGTTTTTCTTTTATTTCGGTTTAAAGAAAGGTAAAAGTGCTTGGGATAGATTTGCAAGAAAATGGGTTGGTTTTGAAAATATAACAGAAGATTAATATGAGTTACGATTATAATATAAGAGTTGTTTTAGGTTCATTAAGGTACAAATCAGCACCTGATACTAATCTCATGTTTGAAGTACCATTGATTCAAACATCAAAGGAAATAATAGAATTTGAGAGAAGTATTGATGTTGGATTAGAACAAGTGTATGATGATGAAAGACAAAGGTCTGATATTTTTAGACCTGTCGGTAAATTTATGGTTTTATTTTCAAATAATCTTGCTGGTAGTTCAATATATAATCCATTTGAAAATAATTTATATTATATAAATCCTGAAATCGCAGCTGATTTAGAGTGTGGAATTGATGCGTCACCTGTTGCTTGGACTGGTCTTCCTCAATATAATGAGTTTGATTTTATTAGAACTGATTATGATGTTACAGGATATACTCAACCACCTAATGAACATATATTATTTGCACCTCAAAGTGCGTCAAGTTATAATTGGAATTTTTTCATTTCATATCCATATGAGAATGATTATGATAAACCAATGCAAATCCAATTTAAAGAAGACCCAACAAATCCGTTATATTATAGTAGTGGTGATGGTATACCTTATATTATTGAAAATACAATTCAAAATGGTAGTTCAATAATATCATTAAAATGTGGTGTAAAACATGGTGTAAATCTTGGTGAATTTGTTATTTTAAAAGATTCTGTGGGTAATATTGTAACATACAGAGACCAATCATTATTCCAAGTTTATTCACTAGGTCTTGAAACTTATGAAAGTAACGAATATGTTATAAATTTATTCAATATTGGATACACAGGAACAACATTCAACAACTTGAACAAAGGTACACTAAAAAGAGTTATATTAGACTCTAACTCGGCAGATACTATATCAAAATATTATGTAAGAAAACACAAAATTTTAACTGAAGTGAATGATACTGTTTTAGTTAAAGCAGGATTTGAACAAAATATATTTGGAATTAAGAAAAAATATGAAAGTAGCGGATTAACTCCAAATAAAATTGCCAGAGTGTCTGTTAAAGAAGGAGGCCAATCATATACTTTATCATTTAATAAAGATATTGAAATAAACCGATTAAAAGATAACCAAACAAGACCTATTACTGAATTATTTTTTACGGTAATATGGAAAGGGTTTTTTGGTTGGACAACTGGTAGATTACAACAAGGATGGGAATTTAATTTACCTTTAATATCAGGGTTACCATCAGATTGGTGGAAAAATATAAACAATTCGGCGGATTGTCCTTTTGTTACTGGGTCATATTGTACTATGGCGCAATCTACCCAAGGATTACCATCAGGTCCGCCATTTTTATTTAATTATGTAGAACCTTTAATGAAGGATGATGTTTTGGATGGAGATTTTTGTGAATGGAATGACTATGAACAATTAGAAAGAGTTATTTCAGATTCTTATCATAAATTTAAATTTAATAGACAATGGTTCAACGTCTTAGTTCCATCACAAATACCACCAGTATCATTTTATTTAAATCCATATGGGTATTATTACAAACCACACCATTCTATAACATTGAGAGTTTATTCAGACTATATAGAAAACGGAACACCTGGAGAAATTGTAGGGATTCCTGATTATTCATATTATTCTTCGACTAATAATCAATTTATTTGGAGAGACATTTATTCTTATGGTTTTGTTGATGGTAGAAATTTAGGGGTAAACTATCCTTTTTTGAATGGTACTCACTACCCATTTAAAAACATAATTTTTAGAATTATTCCTGAAGGAACTAATTATATAGAACAAACAATAATTCCAGACCCGTTAATTGATTTTTGTGAATAATAAATTTAGACTTTTAATACCGCAGAATGATGAATACATCAACATTCCTATCGAAATCAAATGGGATTTTGAAGGGAGAGATGAGAGTATTGATTTATATGAAGAAGATGTTTTAAGAGAGGTTATTGGTATTGCAAAAGATTTTGAAATTGCAAGATTTTCACACGCACCTTATCAGTATAATACAACTATGGATTGTGATTTACAAACACAACCATATTACACCACAAAGTTACAATATCAATTCTTTTTCTTTAGTGGTGACCCAATATCAGTTACAACAGCGACTTCCGCAAATTGGGTTTCTAGTTATATGGATATGCCAAGTTCGAATCCTTGGTCTGGTTTTTTGGCAACACAATTATATTATTATGAAAAACCTTTTACGAAATCATTTTTTAAATTAGACTTTTACGATAGTAATACTGCGGCAACACAAACAAATTATTTTACGGTAATATTACCTGTTCAACAAGGTCTAACAGAAACTGCGGTAATATCGAGTTTAAGACCACCTGTCCAAGTAAAAATTCCAACTATGAATTTAGATTTTGTTGGTGACAAGGAAGGATTTTTCCTATATTGGTTGAGAAAAAAAGATTTTTTAGATATTGATACTTTTTATATGTCTGCAAAGTTTTTTGATGGTAGAAAAGGTGAATTTATAAGAATGCTAACCAGACCACAGTCATCATTTCCAAGTAAGTTTCAATTTGACCCGTCAATATATTTTTATTATAAAGTTGAATTGGATTATGATTCTCACACATATAAAATATTTGATATATTAACAAATGAACCTCGAGGGGAATACGTACCATTTCCAACGAATCAATATAAACCCGTATCTTGGTATGAATTTATAAACCCTGAATAATGGAACAAAGATGGTATCATATTAGAATATCACCTGAGAATGTTAATACAGTATTCAGGGTAAACTATGATTTGGGTACAAATACACCCATTCCAATAGATGACCCTTGCTGTGATATTACTACAACTACAACAACTGGTAGGATAACAGGATTTACTTATGTATATTCATCAATGTCAGAAGTGGTTAGTGGTGGTACAAATGGAATATCTTTATTAACAGGATTAACAGTACCTATTTTATTGACCGAAAACACTGTAGATATTGGTTATTATTCTGTTTTTGATGGCTATATCTTACAGAAAGATACTATGATGAATTTTATCTTTTCAGGTTTTGGTAATTCAATTAATTTTACCAATACATCTGATAAAGAATTTAAAAAATATTTGGAGTTTTCTGATTATAAAATAGATTGGGGTGATGGAGTTATACAATATGTTAATAATACAACTCCTAATTTTTATTCACACACTTACGCATACTCAAATCCAACGGTATATACCATAACAATGTCAGGTATGAGTCCTTGGGGTTGGAATGTGTTAAAAAAAGATGTATATATTCCGATTACTGGTACAACAATAGATAATCCAAATGGAAATGTTGTTTTCCATCCTATGGGTGGTAATTGGTCGGCAACACCAATATCTTATGATTATATTTTTTCAGGCGATTCTGAATGTATTTTACCTGACCCATATTTTGATGATTTCGGGCCAATACCATTTTATATAACAGGATATACTCAATCAACAATAAATGATTTGGAGGTTTATGGACCTAAAAGTACTTTGTTGGCGGGTAAGTATTTAATAGGTGTTCCTGTTACTGGTACATCAGGTGTTGTTGGTATAGTTTATGGTCCTTCACTTGATAATACTTATACAGCATATACAATAAATGATATTAATTATTATGATTTAAGTGATGGAAGAACTTTATTTGTTGTTGAAACTTCAGGATTAACTATTGATGATTTAGTATGTTCTGCAATTACAAAAAATGAAGTTTTATTAAATGTTATTGACGAACCGCAAGTTCAGTCCAATGTTTACATAGAACGTGGAAAAAACTCAGCTTTAGAATCAGTTCAAAGACTAGGTGAAATTGATAATATTGGAGACTTGGAAAAATATGGTTACAAATTTTTTGTCATCATAAAAACATAAAAATGATATTTATAGATAAACAGACAAAAAATTAAATAATGGCAACAGCTAGTTACGGAACAATAAGACCGGCGGACGTGAGTCCTGAAGATATTGAGATAATTTTAAATTTCACCCCATCAAGGGATGAAACTGATAATTTTGTGTTAACAAAATTAGATTCTCTCGCATTAATAAAACCATATTTTAATAATACATCAACAGGTGTTAATAGTGTTGAAATATTAGGGGGGTTATATAATTTAAGATTACCTGCTGACCAATTTAATAAAATAGGTATATACACATTATTTATAAGACCCGCTCAAATTAGATGTACTATTTTGGATTGTGGTGTTTTATCTGCATTACCAAACGTTAGAGGATTAGTAATTGATTTAAATTCAGTCCCATCTCAATACAGAAATAAATTTGTTAATCAAGGTTTGGTTGGTTTTAGAATTGAATATTTAAATACTGATGGTACTAAGATACCTAATTTTTTCAGAATTATAACATCATCGTTTTTCTGTGAACCTGTTGTTCAAAATTTAACAAACACTTCACAAAAAGCGATAAGGTATAGATATACTGATAATAATACTAATTTAATTTTCTGTACATTAACTCCTTCATCGGCACCTACGAATAAACCAAATGCTATACCCTATATTGGTCAACCAAATCAAAATATAATAGTAACAAATACGTTTTTTAATCCAATAACATTGGATATTGAAATTGCGGAACATGATTTCTCAACATTGGCAATTGCTCTTTATGGTAACCAAACTAAATCTATGGATGATGGTATTTACACAATTTACGATACCGCGAATAACATCTACAGACAGTACAACTTGTATGAAATTAGAGACCAATTCAATAAGTTGTTATTTGAGGTTAGAGAAGATAGAGATAATAATATTGATTTCAGTAAAAGCTTTTCAAATATAACCCAATAATGGCGATTAAAAAATTTACTTGTCCACCACAAACTGCATCAGGAGCAGGAACTTTTTCCGATAACTTAGTTGGATTACAACTTGTTGCGGGTGGTGGTTTAACGCAAGGAAATTTCGAGTTTACTGAAGGAGTAACGGAAAAAATTAATAGAAAATTCTCAACAGGTGCGTTCTCAGACCCAATAAATTTAGAGAATTTAGGTTTAGAAAGTGTTGAACAAGCAAGATTAATACTTGAAAACAACTTTAAAGTTTATCCTAATTTTGATTTAACTCAGGTATCTAATTTTACATTGTTTGGTTCAATGGTAAAAAGAATGGAAAATTCTGTTCAGAATATTATCAGTTATTTTCCTGGAGCAATTGAATCTTCATTTATTGGTTTGAATTATGTAACGGGAGCAACTGCGTTTAATATTGTTTATGATGAAACAACAAATCAGACTAATTTAGAACTTGACATTGCGAGAATAAGAAATCCATTCGAAATTGACTTTACTGAAAACGCTACAAGAAATTTATCATTAAGAGAATTACCAGTTTCACCATTAAGGAATTTAACTGTTGAGTTTTTAAAATATTCATTATATCTAAATGGTGAAGGGTATGGTGTAAAAAAAGTTATACCAACACAATCATTAACAAATGGTACTTTGAAATTATCAGTTGAAGGTAATCCATTTTCAGGAGAATCTTTAACATATATTAATTTAGTTATCAGACCAAATGATTATGAGGTAAATAAAGTTTTTAATGAAGACTTAGATGAAGTTGAAAACTTTCTTTTAAATAGAAACGTAAATCCAAAATATACTGCAACATTTCAACAACCAATAGAGGCGGATGATGGAACTTATTATATTTCAAATACAAAATTAACATTTCCGTTATACGGAATATGGAACTTAGATATTTTAACAAATAACTTTACAAATTATTTAACTAACTTAAATGAAATATCTGAATCATTTGATTTGTATAAAACAAATTTAGTTTCAAGATTTTTAACAACAGGTGCTTTCAAGGACTTTGACACGATAGGTCAAAAAATGGAAAAAGTACTACAAATTTATGGTAGAAGTTTTGATGATACTCGAAAATTCATAAATGCTCTTGCATTTATGAATTCGGTAAATTACAATACGGGAAATGATATACCTTCTAAATTGTTAAAAAACTTGGCAGAGACTTTAGGTTGGAAAACAAATATATCTCCTATAACCAACGATGATTTTTTAAGTTCAGTTTTTGGTACTAAAAACGAGGAAAAATCTGTATATTCTGGTGTTAATATACCAAGCACGCCTGATGAATTAAATACACAATTTTATAAAAATTTAGTGTTAAATGCTGCATTTCTATTCAAATCAAAAGGTACAAGAAAATCTATTGAGACTTTAATGAGATTGATAGGTGCTCCTGAAGCTTTGGTTGAATTTAATGAATTTATATATTTGACAGAGCAAAGAATTAACATGAGTGAGTTTAATACCCAATATGCTCAAATATCGGGTGGAACTTATGTAACAAATACGCCATCATTAGACCTAACAGATGTGTATACAATTTTTGGTCAACAATATACCGGTTTTACAACAACATCTACATTTACTGATGTTAACATATCAAGAGAAGAATATCCTGTGGATGAGGATGGGTTTCCTAGCACACCTGAAAATACAGAAATTTATTATTTCCAAATAGGTAGTGGTTGGTTTGAACAAACACCACAACACAGAGGACCTGAAGAAGTTGATTTAACAAACAGTGTATTTACTGGGTCAAATCCAAATTACCAAACAAGTTTAGTACCATATAGTTATGGTCAAATTTATTTGGAAAGATTTAGAAGTTTTCCTTATATGACTGTTGGATTTGGTTTAAGACCTGTTATTGACAACAATAAAAGTTGGGTTGAAACTGAAATAGGGTTTAGGTCAAACTTAGATGGTAATTTTAACGCATTATATTTTGCGGACGATGATAGATATGTTATCAATGTTAAAAATATTGATTTATTTATGAACCCGGCTCAAGGGTTATCATATGATGTATGGT